CAAACTGTTCATCGCCCCATTCGGAATAAAACGCTTCTAACTCTAAACCCTTGTCACGCTCGGCATTCAACTGGTCAACCTTACGCCGCGCCCACGCCTGTCCTTCGTCGCCACCCCAACCAAGCCAAGCGATCAAGCCCGCAGAGGGCCAACCATCTTCGCCTCGACGGAACCCTTGACCTTGCTTATCCACTTCGTGACGCGCAAAGAAGCTGTGCATACGACGAACGGTGCGAGGGCTTAAACGCTCTTTAGCGATCAACTGGTTCGCTCTAGCAACGCCCACGGGGGTCATGCCCCGCCCATACTCTTTCCGCAAGTCCAAGGCGCGTTGTGCGTTTCTAGCCATTGCCGCTGTCGGCACTGTGTCCACGTCTGCCTCTGCTTTTCCTTCCTCTGCCTCTGACCAACGGGCGCAGACATATTCGGCGCGAATGTTTGCATCGAACAACTCGCAATAACCGTCCTCGTTATGGATGCAGTTGCCGCAATTCTGTTCATCATCGCCCATTTCGTAAGCATCGGGCAAAGACGCGGGGACCGCTTCCCCGTCTGGATATTCGTCTAGCTTTGTTCCGTATGCAGATTTGCCCGCTTCCTCTGGGTCAACCCCTTCGTCCTCTGCGACCTCTGGGCCACCAAGAGGGAATAGGTTTGCCGCGATAAACACCTCATCACCGCCAGTGATCGGCTCTAACCCCAGACGCTCCCGCGCTTCGTTACGGCTAATGATGCCCTCACGCACCGCAGCTACCACGTTCTCATAAACACGGCGGCGGCGTTCCGTCATGGCGGGGATTTGCTCAACGTCATATTCAACGCGGATTTCATCACCAAAGCTAGGGGCCAACCATTCGTTCAAGTCGCTTTCGACCCGCTTGGCTAGTGGAATAATCGTTTCCTCGTATAGCGCAAGCCGCGCTTCTTGGACATTGGCGTAGGTTTGGCTGTCAGGAATGCCGATCAACTGGGATGGAATGCCAAAGCAAAGCGCGATGTCTTTAGCCGCCATGTGCTTGTTCTGTAGGAAATCCATGTCTTTTGGCGACATTCCCATTTCTTTCCAGTCGAAATCACCCTCAAGCAACATTGGCTTGCCCGCGTTCTTCTGACCTGTGAACTTGCGCTCCATATCATCGCTGATCACTTGACGCTGTGTGTCGGTCAACATCACAGAGTTCCCGATCTCATCCTTGGGCTTAAAGATGATTGCACCAGATGGACGCGCACCATTCACCAAAAGGCCCACGTTGTGCTTGGCGATCATGTTGTGTTGGTCCAGATCAACCGCAGCCGCCATGAGGGGCGAAAGCCCCAAGTAATCATCCAACGGGTTCCACATCTTGAAATGTTTTACCTCGGATTGGCCTGTGATCGGGTCTGCCTCGTACTTCGCAACCGTTTGACTGTTGATCTTGTACTTGTACGATTTCGGGATTGCGGTTTCGCTAGGCTCGATTTCAATGCGATCTGGGCGTAGCAGATACAATTCCGTGGGAACCTGATTAACCGCAGAGGCTAGGGCGTAGCTGTTACCCGATAACAATAGGAACGAATACAGGGCTTGGAAGTATTCGACACCCGCTTGCATGGGGTTCGGTCGGTTCAGCAATGTGATTAGTGGGTGCTGTTCTAACTCCACATCGCCCTGATATACCTTGAATGGAATAGAAGCCGCACCGTTGGCAATCTCATTCACACAGCGATACACAATGGCGTTCTGTTGATAACCCTCGGTTGCGTAGTCCTTGAACGTGTCGCGGCGTTTATGCCCCATCATCGACCCGCCTTGAACGTAGACCTTTGGGGCTTCTTTCATTTCTAAACGCGGAAAGATCGCATTTCGTAAGTTATCTAAAACGCCCATATTACGTTATTCTCCAAACTGCCTGTCCGCTTGATTGGGACAATTCTGTAATCGCCCAAACTAGAGCGTCAAGTCTATCTGGGGATACATTACCAGAACCGTTATAAAAAATCATCTGTTCTTCCAGTTCTGGGAACCTACCCGCGTGAAATACTTGCTCCCGCTCATATAACGCCGCGATAGGCTCGGCCCTTAACATCTTTCCCCGTGTGGCCCGTACCGCCTTATAAGCCACGCTTCTATCACTATCTAATATCAGCTTTTGCACCATATCGCCACCCTGATTGACTTCTGCTACGATCCTATCGGCCTCATAGTGGTGGTATCTGGATATGGCCCTACTGATCCACTTGTCAGGCGATCCCCGCAGTGTGGCATCCTCAAGGACGTAATATTCTTGTTTGTCCACCGCCCTACCCGCCACGACAATCCCCGTTTCGTCCGAGTTTTTCCCACCAGTAACCGCAGGGTCAACCGCCACAACGACCCGTGCCAATTCAGGAACATCCTCGGGGGAAACTCTGTGCATATTGATCATATCAGAGGACCACAACGCACCATCAACTTCCTTGAGATAGTCGCCCTTCCAGACGTGATTATAGCGCAGGGGATCGGTTTGTTTCATTCTACGGGCGAGTTTAACCATAGCCTCGGGACAGAATGGATTATCATACCAGTTCACATGGACTAAAACGCTATCGTCATTGTCCTTGAATATCTGTTCAACTGGGTCCGTGTCTTTAAATGGGTTCCACGAAAACCAAATTTCTGAACCCTCTTTACGGATCGTCGGGTCTAGCAGTTCCAGTGAACGGCGGCTAAGGCTTTGGGCTTCCTCGCACCATGCAATGTCAAACCCCTCTAGCGACTTAACGCTTTCGGCGGTGTGATCTTGCATCCCTTGGAAAATAATAATCCCATTACCGACCCTAGACTTGATCTCGGTACTTTGGATTTCAAACAAATGCTCATAACCAAGGCTTGCGATCTTGTCTGCGAGTAGTTGCTTTGCAGAGAACTTGAGCGACTTTTGGACCTCGCGGATACACACAACCCGTAAATTGGGATCGCTGATCAATCGAACGATGATTGCCTCTGCCATGAAATGCGACTTACCAGACGCTCGGCCCCCCTTGGCCCCACGATAGCGAACCTTCTTTTCCAGTAGGGGAACCGCCCACCTTGGCCTTTGTACGTCTAGCGCAGCGTCATTCATCTTCTGTGATGGTGCTATCTACTATGATCTGGCGAATGATGCTTGGTCGCATCGTTCCATCTGATGATGTATGATCAATCCTATCACCATAGACCTTGGGGCGCAGCTTGGCGGCTTGCCACTTTCTTGTGTCTATTTGTAACCGCGCCTTCGTTACTTGGTCAGGGATATATCTACCAGTCTCATCACGTTCCCCGCCGCATTCGTCCGCAATTTTTTTCACCTCATCGAATATGAGATCGGCTTGTTCCTCGCGCGCGCGTGCGTACAAGTTCCTAAATTCATCATACTTTGCCAACCAACGAAAAATTGTTGTGCGCTTTGGCATTCCATCCTCGGCACAAATATCCGTGATGCTTTCCCCATCTGAAATGCGCTCGCAAATTTCGTCAATGAGTTCGTCGGAATAGAGTGTTGGTCTACCGACTTTGCTTTCTTTGGCTAGTTTTTCAAGTTCTTTGGACATGATCGCTCCTACGATATGCCTAGAATATAACGCTTTTTTTCGGTTTGGTAAACTTACCGCTTTTTTTCGGCCCGCAAAAGCAAGTCTGCGATCTTCTTAACGGTCAACCAATCCTCGGCCTCTACGGCCTTATCTAGCTGATCTCTGACTTCCTGTCTGACCCGACTTGCGAGTTTTAGCACAAATTCTGCTTTTTGTCTCCGATCCAATTCCATGTGACACCTTGGAAAAAATGCCCCCGCTATGGAGGGCCAGTTGATGAAGTCGGGCCGAGGCAAAATTACACGAACAGAGAGCAGTGTGTTAAAGCCCGACAAGATTAGTTTATCCCACTATGCAAATAACGCAAATACTTTTCGTATGGGGCCAGATCGTCTTGCGTGACAATGCCAGTATTCAAGACATGCTGCCGACCTGATCCAGTGATCCACCATTCCCCCACAGCATCACCGTTCTTGATCTTGCGGGCCATGACGTGGCTTTCGTCGTAATCCTTGGGGCGATGCGTTACTTGTAGGTGTTCTTCGACCATTGCCCCACGGTTTTCCTTCACCCCTTTTACAAACATAGAGATTGAGGGCCAACGGCGTGACGCTTGGTTCTTGCGAACGAACTCTGCGGATTTCTCTAGGATGTACTTTAGACCACCCTCGTTTGTGCCTGTCGGGATTTCGCTATTGATGTCCTCGACCATCAACACCATTTCCTCGCGGATTGCGTTGTCATCCATGTGTGCGGGTGGCTCGTATCTCTTGAGCGTATCGAATAGCCAACCCGAGATAGTGCGCTTGCGTTCATCATAGTTCATTGTTTTGTGATCCCCTTGGTGTTTACGTTGAACAAGCTGTTCAAGTAGTCGGTTGTGGTTCTTCTGGTATCTTGTTCCAGTTCATCATCCCATTGCTCCTGATTTAACCACTTAGCAGGGTATGGGAGATACTGTTTATCTTTGCCCTTTGAATGTTCAGCGAAATTTCGCGCAGCCTCTATTATCTTTTCGGGATCGTTTTTCTTGATCGCTTTTTCCCAAGCCTTTTCCGCTGCACCCCGTGCTTTCTTCTTTGGATAGACTTCATAGAAATCAGAGAACAAATCCTTTTTAGTATTTTTTTGGTTATTACTTCCAAGGTTATTACTTCCAAGGTTATGGGGGTCGCAATTCGCAACAGGGGGGTGTCGCAATTTGCGATGGGGGGGTGTCGCATTTTCAAACATCAATTTAAAATCATTGCTCGTTTGTGATCCATTTTCACGGTTGCGTGTTTCCCGTGCAATCAATCCCATTTCCTCTAATAGATTGAGATGCCGAATAACTGTGGCGCGGTCCATCTCGCATTCATCTGCCAAGGTTCTAACGCTCGGACAGCATAATCCAGTTTCGCTATTGTGATGATCGGACAACCAATACAACACAATTTTGGTTGCGGGCTTTAGACCCTGTTGGCGCATTGCTAGTGCAGTCATGTAATGGGACATTCGTTTGCTCCTTTGTCCATTCTACATATTGTGTCCATATTGTCTCAGGATGTTCCATTGCGTTCCATCCTGTCTTGTCAGACACAACATCTTGTGTTAGGGAGGCTTTGAAACCTCCTGTGTGGTTGCCCTCTGCTCGTCCTTCCTCAGAGCCTTGGGCGTGAAACCTGTTTTGCGTGGACCTCCAGTTTGTGTTTCTTTTGGTATCTTAAAGGGTCGGCTTTGTGTCGGCCCTTTTTTGTTCCTACAACATTAACCCCAGATATGCAAATGGAAATTTATTTTATGCATTTCCGCATAATTTCAAAA